CCCAACCACCAGGGAAACCTGGAAGACATTTAAAAGACCTGGATTATATCCAAGGACCTAAAAACGCCCACTGTCGGATAAGGATTTTCTTTCGAAGATTCCTTACTCGGCCCCTGAGACTGGTTAAGTTTCCTTGACCAGACTCGACACTGCTGCCCTTTAGCCTTGCTAAAAACAAGGCGTGGTCATCAGAGAAGTACCTTATGGGTACTGAGAGAACGGTCTTGACAAGATATCCTTCGATACCGTGTCGAGCCCTAGATGGCGTAGCTTCATCGAAATCAACGATGAAACCTCCGTCACCATAACCATCGGAGATAAGGCAAGGTTGTCTCACCTTACTTCGAAGATAGGTAGCGCACTTCATAAAGCGACGATCTCGTCCGAAAAACATCTCGGATCTTGACAGTCGAACTACGGAGTTTGCCGCCTGGTATGTTCTCAATTCTCCTTCGACTACCTCTTTAAGATAGTAAGGCTTGCAGTCCTGTCCATTGAAATAGTGGGATCCACAGCTTTCCCGAAAAGGGCCAGAAGAATAACTTTTCTGGTCATTGACGGTGAAGCCATAAATCTTACAAATCTCAACGAACAGGTTGAAGGCTTTTACTGGGATAATAACATCATCCCCGTAAACACTTACTAACTTTGTGTCGAGATGGAGTCTTTTGCAGCAACTCCAAGCCAACACGTAGAAAATAAGCGACTCTAGTTCGAAAGTGAAGCCGTTCCCCATAGAGGAGAACTTCTCATAATCTATTAGAGTGCCTTCAAGGAGACCGAACTTCGATCTAACCAGATCCAACATGGTAAACCAACGAGGAGGAAGTAAATTCCAAACCGTTGATAGACTTATTGAATCTGACGCAGAGGAGAAATCTACTGTAGCAAGGTTGTTAAACTTACTACCGACTCGTGAGAGCCGCTGATTTCTATCCTGCGAGTTTAGATCAACGCCCACCCTAGAAAGCCGTCGACGTATCATGGAACCAATCGATTTTTGAAACCAGAGATTTATTCCTGGCTCAATAGCGATAGTCCTGTCCGTCTTCGAGTTCTTAGGGACAGTCACAATTTTATTTCCAATATGGAACTTGAATTTCTTCAAGGGCCAGACGGGATAAGCCGTAGCGAGAAAAGGCTCAATAAAATTATGGAGGGCTCGCGTGATTCCGTTTTCATAACGGAATTTATTGGTGGAACTAGTGTCCCTTTTTAGAATTTGGGTAACACCAGGGCCCCAATTTGCAGAGTCAAAAAACTCATCTGGCTCGAAATCTTTTAAGATAAATTCTATTTTACGGATGGATTCGTTATGAATCCATTCGAACTCCTTACACTTTTTGTAAGAAGTTTGGAAATTATCTTCATTGATAACGGAGCAAGCCTGCTCAGCTTCTAAGAACGTTTGTAAGGCGGCTTTCTTTTTATCGACTTTCGTCTTTAAAAAGATCGCCTTACTTAAGAACTTAGTTGATAAGTAGGAATCTCTAAAATGCTCACCGTCCAAGTAATCAGACGGTTTGAAGTCTAAGGCTATTAACTGGTCATGTTCTTGATTAGAGAACAACAACCAGATGGCTAGAGACCTCGGACAGTTTAGAGCAGCGAGATAAGACTCTACGAACCTATCGGTCGTTTCAGTAGCAATTGCCATTGTTACCTTCCTGAATCTAAAGATTTAGGACTCTATTGGGACTACTGATTAAGTAGAACCAAAAAGAGAGATGAGCCTCTTAGCAAAAACTAAGAAGCCTGGACTTTGAGTCGACTAATAAATCGACTCGAGGTCCTTGACAGCCGCGACCACGCTCGCCTCAGCTAAGAAATTGCTGAGGTAAGCGAGGATGTCGCTGCGCTGAGCCAACGTTACCGTTTTCGGTAAAATGAACTCAGCGGTAGCGACCATCTCACCCTTTTTGAGGGTGGGATCGTCGGTGTCCATCACGGGAACCACGACTTTTGCCGTGATACGGGCGACGGGGGAACCGTTTCTCGGAAGCTTGCACTGCAGCGACAAAGCCGGACGCGCGTCGAAAGCGACGTCATCCGTATTTTCGTACAGCCGTGCAACTCCCTGAGAATCGATTCCTGAGGGGCTGAACGTGTGTTCGACAGGAATGTCGGCACCGTCATCCAGCGTAATGGCAGCGAAAGCTGTCATAAAACTTCCTTCATATAAAAGAGAAGAGCTCAGTTGAAAGGACTATCGTCCAGAAATCAACTGAACCAAAAGCGCTATACCATTGGCGATATGACCGGCGCTAAAAGGGTTTTTGAAAGACGGAAGCGGTAAGTTCGGTACCGGGATAATCTCCCGAATACAGAAAAAATCGTTCGTCTGCCAATCCCAGTTAGTTGGCTCCATCCTATCAACCTCTGGTAAAAACGCACCGCCTGCATGTACATAGACACACCCCTGTTCATTACGAATAGTGGTAGTCCTTGTACACTCCGACACGACTAAGCGGTTACAAGCGTATACATCTCTGATGAAATTCCCGATTGGTAAAAACCAATCGAGCACAAAAGAGAATGGTACGAGTTCCCACTCGACGTTGGCTGGGTTGGTAAAGCCCAACTCATCTAACCGTTTGCGGCCGAGATCGGGTATCTTAAATGATACACGAAAGACAACATCAATAGTAACTTTGTCAAGGTAACGGTAACGAGTAAAACCGTTTTCCATCACCTCGCCAGAGAAATTGCTGTTGTCAATCACGGTACGCGAACGACTTCTGGCAAAAACCGGAGGCATGTCATCAAAGTAAGCTGCTAAAGCTTCAGCAGCACCCGCGATGTCAGAGACCAACGGTTTAATGCCATAGCGGTAAGCTAAGAAATCATTAGCAGCTTTCTTAGGGGTAAAGGGTAACAAATCCTTTATCGACTTAGAAAGGGAGCTCTTGATTGAACCAGACCTCAACTTAGCGATAGCTAAGAAGAAGTCTAGAAGACGCTGAAAGATGTTTCGAAACATCTCGATACTTTTAGCGCCCTCAGCTAATGCAGTGGCTAAGTCAACCTTTTGATTTGTAATCTTAGAATAGAGCTTCCTGATAACTTTTGCTTCAAGAAGCGCTATTTCTTCAGAAAACGTTTCAAGAGGTTGGTCAGACGCGACACAAGCTCCCAGAAATTCGTTCCCCATTGAACCTAAAAGGCTTGCATATGGGCCAGAAACGGCCGATACCCAAGGACCTTGATAGATCCAATGTGGTTCGTAATCGCTGAAAGTAGGAACGCCACCAACAGGTGTATATGTAGGATACATAAAATACACCACTGGTGACGAACAGGTCCGGAGGTGCTCTTCGAAGAAGAAGGCATTAGTACGAAGCGAACCAATCTTTCGACCAGGAATTAACTGTATCTTCCTGACGAGGATTGGGACGACTTCGGTAATGTACTTCCGCTTCTTAAAATCCCACCGGCGCTGAACCCGTGTCTTCCCCGTTGCAACGTACTCAGATTCTTTGAATCTGGGTCCTTTACAATCACGGAAAACAACAGGTTTCTTGCCCATAAGCGAGTACAGCGGATCGAACCGGAGAATTGGGTCAAACGCTGCCTTGCAAGACCGGCTATTGAAGTTACTCGAAAGACGGAACTGGGACTCCTTGAGTACCGACAGAGTTGGCCAATCATCGGTTGCAGTGCTAAGTGGTTGAAATCCGCTCCAGATACCATCGGTATCTGAAACTTGGAATTCCCTCACCTCACACGGCAATGCGCTGACTGGGTCCCTCTGACGGACAAAAGTTTTCCAAGTGTTGTCAGTAAAGTAATCTGCAAAAGGCCAGACAAGGAAAGGCATTCTAATGCCCTCCAAATTGGGACTTGACCTCACGAATTACCAATTCGAGAGGTTTGCAATCACCGCCTAAACATTGGAACCCTGCCGCAATAATCCATATTGTTGCGAGGTACCAGATTAGATCGGTGATTCGAAGTCTCCGACGAAAGCCGGAGCCGGCTTTTGATAGCCGAACGGACTCTGTCCGTAAACTGCCTCGTCCAGGTAAGGGATAAGGATGGGAATTTTTCCGCATATTTAATCCAAAGAGCATTGCGTAGTAACGCAACGACCTCTTGATTGAACGGCGATTAAGACCCATCGTGTCTCCTTTACTTTATTCGAAGAGAGAACTTTTATTGAAGAAGATGATCAAACGCATCTATAGAAACTAATAAATAGCCAAGAAAAGGCTATAGAATAGTCTAAATTGATGCTAATTGATCCGCCGTAAGGCGTCCTATTTATAAATAGGGTATTTCTCAGTATAAGTTAACTCTACTTCGTGGAC